TTAATTACTTCTATTGCTTTACAACCAACACCTGTAGCACAACCAGTAGTTACACCTATTGTTGAGCCAGCACCTACCCCTATTGAAATAACAACACAAAGGCCAACAGAGCAAGTAGCACCAAATGTCTTAAACGCTGTCAATACTGCATTACAAACCAATGTAACTCAGCCTCTTGAGACTGTTCAGATTACTGCTGAACCAGAAAAGCCAACAACAATAGCAAATGTTATTAGTGCTATCTCTACACCTCCTGAAGTAGTAATTAGTACACCAGCAGAGAAGCCACAAGAAGAACCGCCATCTATTCCTCTTGTCATGTCTCCGACAGCACCTACAAGTGTTCCTACTGAGCCTGTTAAAACAGAGCCAGAGAAAGAGAAAGAGAAAAGTTGGACAGCCGCTGAGTTGGCTGAGTTGGCTCGTCTTGGTTTGTTGGCGACAAGTGTATTAGGTGCTGGTCAAACTGGCGAAACAGGATTCCCAATAGTACCTATACCTAGCGATTGGACAAGCCCAATTAAACCTATAGGTACTAAACCATTCACTCCATTGACACCGATTGACTTTGGTAGCCGTGAGTTATTGCGTGGCACTCAATGGGAGAAGTTCCTAGACCCTAACTATGGCAAAGTTCCTGCTCCAGTACAGTTTAACCAACCCTCAAACATGAGTTACGACAGACTGATGAGCATCTTGGGAACAGGTAAAGATGCGATGCCTAGCCAAGCACTTACCATTAACGATGTAATTTCAGGAATACAGAATCAGTATGGACAAACAACTAACAGCGCAATGGGCCAGAAACCTGCTTAATGATGACTTTTTCATAGAAGTCATAGATAACTTGAAAAAACAACAGATTAGTGTAATAATTAACACAAGTGGTGAAGAATCTGATAAGCGTGAAGATGCTTACAGACACATAAAGACAATTGAATTGATTACAGGACACCTAGAAGGCTTGGCCTCGGAAACTCTAATCAAAGAGAAGAAGTGGAAGATTTTGTAGATTCTGTGGTATAAAAGCCACACCTCCGCCTAGAAGGTTTCTAGCGATTTTTGAGATGACAAATGGAAAACACCAACCCACAAGGGAGTGAAAGCCTAGATGTAAACCAAGCCGCTTCAGCGTTTGAAAGTCTGATGGGTGATTCTGAGGAAGCCGAACAAGGCCAAGCCGAGGAGCAAACAGAAGAAGTTGAAACGAGTGATGAAGTTGAATACTCAGAGGAATCTGAAGAACCCAAGCCTAGATATAAAGTCAAGGCAAGTGGTGAGGAAGTTGAGGTAGAACTTGACGAACTTATCAAGGGTTATCAACAAGGTGCAGATTACACTAAAAAGTCTCAGGCTCTAGCTGAACAACGTAAAGCTCTCGAAGCTGAACGCAATCACTTAGAGTATGTGAAACAAGAGCGACAAGCATATGCTCAGAAATTGCAAGCGTTGGATAGCTTCCTTTCGCAGCAAAATCAGGGTGTTAACTTAGATGTTCTAAAGGAAACAGACCCCATTGGCTATGCCGTGGCGGTTGCTGAACAGAGTCAGCGAGAGAAGCAATTAGCAGTAGTTAGGAATGAACAGCAAAGACTTGCCCAACAGCAACAATCTGAGCAACAGACCTCTCTGCAAAACCATCTCCGTCAAGAGTCTGAGAAGCTAACCAGTTTGATTCCTGAGTTAGCCACTCCACAGGGTGATGCGGTTCGGAAACAAATCCGTGACTATGCGAAGTCTATTGGGTGGTCAGACCAAGAACTCAGTCAACTATATGACAGTCGTGCTGTGGTGACTTTGTATAACGGGATGAAGTATCAGCAACTTCAAAAGAGCAAGCCAGAGGTAAACAAGAAACTTCAAGCTGCTCCTAAGATGATGCGATCAGGAACTTCTGCCCCTCCTACTAAGTCGTCAAGTGACAAACAGGCAATGCAAAGGTTGCGTGAGACAGGAAAAGTCTCAGACGCTGCCAAAGCATTTGAACGATTCTTTTAATTTTGGAGTTTTAAAATGGCTACATATCAAACATATACCGCAATCGGTATGCGTGAAGACCTCTCGGATGTTATCTACTCGATTTCACCAACAGACACCCCGTTCATGTCTTCCATTGGCAAGACAAAAGCTACTGCTGTTTTGCACGAGTGGCAAACGGATAGTCTTGCAGCGGCAACCCTGTCTAACTTTGCTGTTGAAGGCGACACCGCTTCTGACGCTACTATGTCTCCAACCACTCGTGTTGGTAATCGTTGCCAAATCGCACAAAAGACTGTGAAGATTTCTGGCACTTTGCAAGCTGTTGACAAAGCTGGTCGTAAGTCTGAAAAGGCTTATCAACTTGCCAAGGCTTCTAGCGAAATCAAGCGTGACATGGAAACAACCCTGTTGAGCAACCAGATTGCTGCTAACGGCAACTCTACTACTGCTCGTAAATTGGGTGGTCTGCAAGCATGGTTGAACACCAACTACTCTGGCGGTACTGATGGTGTTGCTGGTAACTTGGGAACAACTGCTCGTGTTAATGGTACAAATCGTACCTTTGAAGAAGCCTTGTTGAAGACTGTCATTCGTAGCGTTTACGCTTCTGGCGGCAATCCTAAAGTGTTGATGGTCAACCCTGCACACAAGCAAGTTGTTTCTGCTTTTGCTGGTATCGCTGCTCAACGCTTCATGGCCCCAAGCAATGCTCCTACCACTATCGTGGCGGCTGCGGATGTTTATTTGAGCGACTTCGGAACAGTTTCTGTTGTTCCCAACCGCTTTATGACTTCTACCAATAACTGTGACGAGACAGCATTTGTGCTTGACCCTGACATGGCTGCTGTTGCTTTCTTGCGCCCATTCCAGACCAACGAGTTGGCTGTTACTGGTGACAACGAGTCTACACAATTGCTGTGCGAGTACACCTTGGAAGTTCGTAACCAAGCTGCACACGGCATCATAGCCGACCTCACGCCTTAATCTAAGGTAACTCCGAAAAATGCCTCAGACTTAAACCTCTGGGGCATTTTCTTTTCTACACAAACTGATAGAATTAAGGTATGGAAAACATTAGACAAACTGCTGTTCATGCCGATGGCGAAGGTGGCATCATTATTCAAACTCGTCAGGATGTTACTGACATTGTTGAGCAGAACAAAAAGGAATATAACTCCTTTGATGAGCGAGCAAGATGGTCTGACCATATGTTTGGCAATAAGGTTGCGTCTATCCCTTTAACAGTTATTGATGATCTAAACAAACAAGGCATCATGCGTGGTTATGCTGTTCTTGATGACAAGCGTTTTGCTGCTTGGTTGAATGACCCAATGAATCGTGCATGGCGCACAAGGACAGGAGTAGTATGAGTTTCGCAACTTACTCTGATTTAAAGACCTCGATTGCAGGTTATTTGGCTAGGTCTGATCTGACTAACCAGATTCCAGACTTCATTACATTTGCTGAGAATCGTCTGCGTAGAGAACTGCGTATTCGTCAGATGCTCAAATCTGTAACAACGTCTACAGTATCTGGTGATGGTACTGTTGATGGTACTGTTGAGTTACCTGCTGATTTTATCGAGATTCGTGATTTTGTCGCATTGACAAACCCAATTCAGCCATTGAGTTACTCTAGCCCCTCTGCTTTGTCTAATGACCCAAGAGCATCAGAAGTTGGTGTTCCTAAGTCTTACACAATTCTGGCTAACGAGTTCTTACTGTCGCCTCCTCCTGATGGTGTTTACACATTGAGGATGCTGTACTTTGCTGCCCCTCCATATCTGTCAAACAGTAACGCATCTAATGTGTTTTTGAATATCGCACCAGATGCTTTACTTTATGCGGCATTGATTGAGGCAGAACCATATTTAATGAATGACGCACGAATCAATACATGGGGAACTATGTACGACAGAGCGATCTCCTCCCTTACCAAGTCTGACGAAGAAGGTCAATACTCTGGTGTCCCATTAGCAATGAAACTTACTGCAAGGTGAAACTATGGCTGAAATGTCAAACTACTTGGAAAATGCTCTCATCAATGTAACTTTGAGAGCAACTAGCTACACAGCCCCAACGACTGTGTATGTGGCTCTTTATACAAATGACCCAACAGATGCTGATACTGGTACTGAGGTATCAGGTACGGCCTATGCT